GATTGGCCTGACGTTGTAACCTTTATTGATTGGGCTTTCACTGAATTCGAAATTATTTAAGGAGGTTTGAATATGGACATACGCCTTGCAATTCCTGAAGATTTAGATGGAATAGATGACGTATTCAGCGAAAATAAGGAATTCGTTGGATTCGTCATGCGAGTTTCAATTGAAGAAGCTATTTACAAAAAACGGGTATCAGTAGCTGAAATGGATAACAAAATAGTTGGAGCGGTTAATTTCGCTCCGACTAAGAAAGGTTACATCACAATATATGAAATAGCTGCAACAGTTAAAGGTAAAGGAGTAGGTAAATCGTTAATTCTCTCGCTTTTGAATTATGGCATGGATATTAAGTTAAAAGTAACAGAAGATAACGAGAGCGGTAAAGCATTTTACGAGAAGGTAGGCTTTAAGCATATTGGAACAGAGAGAGGCAAGAAAAGACGATTATTCGTTATGTATTATAAAAACAAAAAACAAAAAAGATTATTTTAGGAGTGATTATATTGAAATCAATAAATATAAAAATTAAAGAATCAGTTCATATCAAAGATAAAAAATCTGCTTACATTAGTTTTAAGTTCGATTTTGATGCTTTAGCTAAAGTTAAGAATCTTCCGTTACGTTATTACCATCCTGATACTAAGGAATGGGAAGTACCTGTAGATGATTTAACGTTAGTAGAAAATGATTTTAAAGACTTTGAAATTAAAGGTGAGTACAAAAAAGAATTAAAATCTGATAGTGTACCTGAACCTAAGAAAAGTAATGTTGATTTAGAGTTTAAAACAAAACCTTTTGAGCACCAGTTACAAGGAGTTGAATACGCATTAAAGTCAGATAAATTTCTACTTGCTGATGAACAAGGTTTAGGTAAAACAAAACAAGCGATTGACATAGCTATCGCAAAACGTAAGCAGACACCTTTCAAGCACTGTTTAATAGTATGTGGTGTTAACTCATTAAAACATAATTGGCTCAAAGAGGTGAGTACGCATAGCGACGAGAGTGCGCATATACTTGGTCAACGTACTTTAAAGAATGGGAAAACAAAAGATGGTACACTTCAAGACCGTTTAGACGATTTAAAGGAAGGTCGAGATGAGTTTTTCTTAATTACTAATATTGAATCACTAAGAAAACCTACTGCTAAAAAAGATAAGAAAACTAAAAAAGTTAAACCGTTATCTAAAACTCAACAAGTTCAATTAGATATTATTACTGAGCTAGAAAAAATGTCAAAGGATGGCACTATTGGAATGGTAGTTATTGACGAGATTCATAAGGCTAAAAACAGCCAAACTCAACAAGGTAAGGCCATTCATTATTTAAAAAGTCCGTTTAAATTAGCATTAACAGGTACCCCTTTAATGAACAAGCCGATTGATTTATACAATATTTTAAAATGGTTGAATGTAGAAAAGCATTCATTTTATCAGTTTAGAAATCGTTACTGCATCATGGGTGGATATGGTGGTTATGAAATTGTTGAATATAAAAACTTAAAAGAGCTTCAAACTAAGTTGGAAAAGATAATGCTTAGACGTAAGAAAGAAGATGTATTAGATTTACCGCCTAAAATAAGGTCAACGGAATATGTAGATATGAGTCCTAAGCAAGCTCAAATTTACAAGGAGGTTAAAAACTCTATTTCACAGAATCTTGACCAAATAAAATTAAGTCCGAATCCACTTGCTCAACTTATTAGATTAAGACAGGCAACTGCGCATACAGCTATATTATCTGATAAAATATCTGAGAGTGCGAAGTTTGACAGGTTAAAAGAAATTTTAGAAGAGCTTGCAGAGTCAGGTAAAAAGGCAATTATATTCACAAACTGGACATCCGTTACAGATAGATTGATTCCTGAAATAGATGAATACAATCCGGCAGTCATTACTGGTGATACAAAAGATAGACAAGCTGAAGTAGAAAGATTTCAAGAAGATGATTCATGTAAAGTGATCGTAGGTACAATAGCCGCAATGGGAACAGGTTTAACATTAACAGCAGCTTCAACAGTTATATTTTTAGATAAGCCTTGGAATATGGCCAATACAGAACAAGCTGAGGATAGAGCGCATCGTATTGGAACCAAAGGTACTGTTAACATTGTTACATTAGTATGCAAAGGTACGATTGATGAGCAAATAGAAAGTATTATTCAAGAAAAGGCTGAGATGGGTGAAGGACTTGTAGAAGGAAATGATACTGTTTTAGCCAAATACGATAAGTCAGAATTAGTAGACAGATTGTTATCATAAGGAGGAAATTATAATGAAAGTAGTAAATGGTGTTAATTATTTAAGTATTGGAGAAGTAAGCGAAATTGTAGAGAGAGGTGCTCAGACAATAAAAAACTGGTACGAGTTTGCAGAAGAAAATAGCGCAGACTTACCTAAAGTATTTACAGATTTAGATAAACGAGGTACTCGATACTTTAAAGAAACTGATGTACCAATGTTACTCGATTTCCGTGACCATATTAAGTACGGAATGATGTCATCTACAAGCCGTAAAAAGTGGGGAAAACGTGGTGAAGTAGAAAAAGATTAATTCATGCTTAAAAATAGTTAAGCATTTATTATATATTAATATGTAGTAATTAAAAAGGAGGAGAACAAATGTCAGAAGAATTAAAGATTTTACAGGTGATTGAGAATTATGGAAAGATTGATGCAGAGTACAAGTTGCTAGACAAAGAGAAAAAAGCTTTGAACAAAAAGCTAAAGGCCTATATGCAGAGTGAGGAAATTAACTCACTCGAAGGCCGTGGTTATGTACTATCTTATAATGAGCAAGTACGTACTAAAATTAAAGAAGATGAGATGGTTCAAAAGCTTAAAGATTTAGGTCTTCATCAAGCAATTAAAGTGAAAGAGATTCCTGATGAAGAAGTGATTGAAAAACTTATTTACACTGGTGAGATTTACCCGCAAGATTTGGATTCATGTATTGAACGAAAAGTTGTACCTGTATTAAAAATTAAAAAGGGGAGTGAAGATTAATGAAAAACTTTTTTGACTTAACAGACGAAGAGATTCTAAACTTAACGGAGGACGAAATTCAAAATTATATTGATCTAGAATGTGCAATGAATGGAATTAAACTTACGCCTGAACCGGAGAAACCTAAAAAGGATATTCCGGCACCTGATGTAAATGTTTATTCTATCGGAGGTTTTAAAACATTAGATTACAACAAGGCACTTGCTCTATTTGACTTAGTATCTAACATGGAATTAGTTGATGTTGAATACGGTCGTGATTTTGGTTATAAGTTTGTAACGGAACTTAAATCATATAATAAACCTGAAGTATCGACGGATAAATACTACACTGAAGAATTCTACAACCAGATTGCAGACGATGTTAAAAAACATGAAGACGCTGTTAAACAGTATGAAATGTTAATGGAGGATTTTGAAGCGAATCAAGAGCGTAGAAATGAAGTCGCTGATTCAATTTTAGAGGTCGTATATGCAGTAAGAAAAAAAGAGTCTAAACGACTATCCTTAGAACATCAATTTAATCGTTATTTAGAATTAGCTGGAAACGACCGTGAGACGGCCTTGCGATTTTTATTTGATGCTCATCCTGAAGCCAAAGCCTATAAGCAATTTGAAAGTGAGGTTGAGTAAATGCGAGTAACTAAATTTTCAGCGAGTTTTGGAACAAGTGCAGAGATTCGAGGTACGTGGTACAAGTTTAACTCAGGTATTGAAGTAGAGTTTACCGAAGGAGATGACATTCAGAAAGGTCGAGAAAAAGCCTGGAATACAGTCATTCACGAAGTAGAAAAACAGATTATGGAATTGAATAATGATTAATAAAGTACTATAATAAAAACAAGGTGGTTAAAATCCGCCTTGTTTTTAATTAAAAATTTATATTGGAGGAATGTAAAATGTCATGGGAAAATGAAGGGTTTACAGTTGAAAGAGAAGGAAAGCGTCCAATCATCTTTGCAGATCGTAAGGTGCTAGATAGCCCTAAATCTACACTGCTAGATATTGCAGTTAATTTGATTTTAGATGATGATAAAATTGATTTAGAAGATGCGTACAAGTATGCTGAGGAGATTTCAATTAAGTTAAACGTACCGGTAGATCAAGTATATCGTTCAATCAGTAACGTACTAAGCATCTACGAAGTATATTAAAGGAGGACAAAAAAAATGACAAAGCTCGAGGGGAACTTTACCACTATTAAAAATGAAGTTATAAAAGACAAGCGTTTAAATGTATATGACAAAGCTGTCTATATGGTTTTATCTATGTATGCAGATAATAAAACCGGTGAATGTTATCCTAGCCAATCGCTTATCTGTGAACTAACAGGTGCCGGAAGATCTTCCGTCATAAAGGCGATTAAACATCTTGAAAAGCTAGGATACATCACCGTAAACAAAAAACAAAAAGGAGTGAAAACTCTTAACACCTATAAGTTAATGGATGTAAGTGAAAAAGTCAAGACGGAATTGGCTAAGCAACATGATCTGACAGTGGATTCACTGAAGAAACAAACTGTTAAAAAACAAGTACCAGGTACGCCAGACGGACCACACCAGGTTTGTCAGACGGACCCTAATAATACTAATAATAACAATACTAATAAAAACACTTTATTCAATAAATTGAATAAAGAGCAAAGCTCAGGCAAGAAACAAAAAACTAAGAAATCTTCTCACAAAGAAATTGCTTTAGAAAAAATTAAAAATGCTAAAGCTAAATCTATACCTTGGTCAGATGTTACGTTTAGAGATTATACCTACTACTTCATGAAACAGCATGAGACTATTTTAGGTGAACCTTTAACGTTTGATAGATATTCATCTGTTAGCATTATCCGAGAAGATTTAATTAAACGATTTGAATTACCTTTAGATAAAGTTTGTGCTTATATTGACTTAATGCTAGAAAATTACAAAGATAGTCCAAGTGCTACTCAATATCCTAAGCTAACGTTTAACATGGTACAGAAGAATAATCGCCTTATTAAACAACTTGTAGAAACATCACAGAATACTATTCAGCCTGTAGAACGAGAGTTTAAAGTGAATGACTTCACAGTAGATACATCTCAAAAAGATTATGCAGAAAGAGAAGTATTTTAATTTATGCTTAAAAATTCAACTCTTTTTGTTATATGTTTTGTAGAGGTGAATTAAATGCAAAGATGTCAGGCAGAATCGTATTGTAAACTATTCAATGAACAGCGCACTAATTGCCATGAGCATTGTATAGGTTATATCCAAATGCAAAATATATATAATTTAAGTAGCATGCCAAAAAGGTATCAGTATGAAAATCCGCTGGTACCTGAAGAGGCTGATAGAGATGCTTTTCTTTATTTACGTGATTGGCAAAACAGTGTTCAAGATCATGTAGAGAAAGGTGATGGATTATTTTTACTAAGTGAAAAAAGGGGTACAGGTAAAACATCATGGGCGTGTAAGATTATGAATGAGTACTTTAGAAAAGTTGCGTTAGGTAATAACTTAACATGCAGAGGGTTATTTGTGAACGTACCTGAGTTCTTTAGACAGCTTAAGAACTCGTTTGATAATCCTAATGACGAGTTTGCAGAGATGTTACAGAACATTAAAACTGCAGACCTTGTAATATGGGATGATATTGGAACAGAGAGTCCATCTAATTTTGTACGTGAGACTCTTTACACGTTTATAAACCATAGAGAGAGTAATATGCTATCACAGATTTTTACTTCTAACATACCACTTGAAACTATGAGGAAGCAAGATTATTTAGGTGAGACTATTGTAAGCAGAATAATAGGTTCATCAAAACTTGTTGAGTTTCAAAGTGACGTTGATCGGAGGATTGATAGCTTATGAGCATGGCCGAACTTCAAACTATAAACAAGATACTTCTTACCAGATCGTTATCTGTTTTAAACCAAAATAACATAGATAGTGATTACTTCTTAACTTACAGAGATGAGATTGACTATATATTAGATCACTATACAGAGCATGGTAATGTTCCTGACAAAGAAACTTTTTTGAGTGAATCTAGATTTAAGGAGCATGACTTTTTTGAAGTTTCTGAAAGTGATAAGTACTTGGTGGAAACACTTCAAGAACAATACATGTATAAACACCTTGTGCCGTTTGTTCATACGTTAGCAGATAAAGTGACTGATAACTCAGAAGAAGCAGTTGAGTTTTTAATGGCTCAAGTGGAACAGATAAAGAGTTTAGCAAGTCAGTACAAAGAAGGATATGACATTGTAAAAGGCGGACAAGACAGAAAGAGTGAGTACGACTTTAGAAATGAATCAAAAGGCCTGTTAGGTATAACGACAGGAATTGCTGAACTTGATGATATTACTCACGGATGGTTAAAAGAAGATTTCATTGTAATAGCAGGACGAACAAACGAGGGTAAAACGTGGGTACTTTTATTTTTCTTAGTATCTGCATGGCTGGCCGGAGTTCCTGTTTTGCTTTACAGCGGTGAGATGTCAGAAACAATCGTAGGTTTCAGATTTGATACATTGCATGGAAAATTTAGCGGAACTGGTCTGATGAAAGGTTCTGATGAGTTAGGGGAATCAAAAACAAAAGATGATTACTACGCTTATCTCGAGAATTTATCTAGTACAGATGTTCCTTTCGTTGTTATTACTCCTAAGCACATTGGTGGAAAGAGATTAACAATTCCAAAACTTCACCAGCTTATAGAAAAGTATAATCCTGGTATTGTAGGTATTGATCAATTATCTCTTATGGATGATTACAGAGCAGAGCGTGGAGAACAAACGAGAATCAGATATACGCATATAGCTGAGGATTTATTTTTAACCTCAGAGAAGTACGAGATTCCAATTCTCACACCAGCGCAGGCAAATCGTGATTCAAGTAAAAAGAGTGCCAATAAATCAAATGAAGAAGCACCTGAGCTAGAACACTTAGCTGAAAGTGATGGAATAGGACAGAATGCTACAAGAGTTTTGACAATAAAATCTATAGGTCCTACTATGAAATTCAGTTTAAAAAAGAACAGGTACGGAGAGAGATTCAGCGAGATAATGATGATATGGGATCTTGATAAAGGAATTGTAAAGCCATTTCTTACTGCTCAGACAGATAACAAAGGTCAGATAAAAGAATCCAACCCTGTTGAACAAGAAGGAGTTGACCTTTTCTAGTGGAAGTAAATGGCGTTCCTGTATTAGCAACCGTTGAAGATATTATTCGTGAATTAAAAAGAGAATTACAGCTTAATGATATTGAGTTGCTTAAAGATATAAAGCCGACTCATAACAATGTTATGGTAACATGTATAAACCATGCGGACGGGCAAGAGAGACACCCGTCTCTTGGTGTTTCTACTGTTCAGGTAGATTTACCCGGAAGAACCATACGCGAAGGGACATGCAACTGTTTTACGTGTGGCTACACTGCAGACTTACCAACGTTTATATCAAATGCTTTAGGTTATAACGATGGTGGTATTCAAGGGTTTAAATGGATAACGCAAAAATTTGTAAACTTAGCAGTAGAAGAGCGCAAGCCTATTGAACTAAATATGGCTAGAGAATTAGAAGAAGACGATATTGAGTTTGATGAAAGCCCTCTTGTTAATTTAGATGACTTTAGATATACGCATCCTTATATGTACAGAAGAAAACTAACTGATAAGGTTATTGAATATTTCGATGTTGGCTACGACAAGGATACGCATTCAATAACGTTTCCAGTATTTGATGAAAAAGGCCATTTAGCACTTATTCAAAGACGATCCGTTGAAGGTAAAAAGTTTTTAAATGATGAGGGCGGAAATAAAGGTAACCATGTTTACGGACTTTACCAAGTGTATAAAAACCTTTCATGGATTAAAGAGTTATATATAACTGAAAGTCCTATCGACGCATTAACGTTATGGACAAAAAGAATTCCAGCAGTAGCTTTAATGGGAGCGAGGATAACAGAGACTCAAGCAAAGCTTCTTTTAAAACTACCTATAAGAAAGTTTATAAGTGCTTTAGATAATGACAACGCTGGTGAGTTAGGAACTGAGAAACTAAAGAAACAATTAGGCTCAAATAAAATCATATATAGGCTATCATTTCCTCAAGGTGTTAAAGATGTTAATATGATGAGTGAAACTCAATTAGATTCTATTAAATATAATTTAATTTAAAAATAGTATTGACATATATAATATTATACAGTAATATATAAGTATAAACAAAAAACATTTGAGGAGATGTGAACCATGCAACAAACTTACCAAAACATGAAAAAATTAACCGTATCAGAAAATTTTAGTTCAAACTTAATAAGTTCATTAGCAGCTGAGTATCAAGAAACTGAAGACCCTGTTATATTTGCAAAAGTATTTTGTGATTTATATCCTTATACACTTACTCAGGTGAATAAGTACTTTAATTTAACTGACGAAGATAAGGCAAGTTTTGTTTTAGAAGAACTTCATAAGGCAATGCTCGTCTATGACGAGACAAAAGGCGCTAAAATTCAAACGTTATTCAGTACTTACCTAAACAGACGTCTTTATGCTGAAACTATGATGTTAAATCATCAAAAAAGAAAAGCAAATTACAATACAGGAGATTTCGAAGATGTTGAAATTTACCAATCCAGTGAAACAGATTTCACTAAAATTGAGTTCATGGAAACTCTTAAAAAGGTTGATAGTTTAACAGATACGGAACTCAAATACTGTGAAATAGTAATGAGTGAGCATCAAGAAGTTACAGATAGCGAAGTAGCAAGAGCTCTTGACGTTAGTCCATCAGCAATATTTCAATTGAAGAAACGTTTAAAAACTAAATTAAATTTAAACTTTGCTTAAAAAATTCCACCTTCTTGTTATATATTAATTAAAGAGGTAAACAGGAGGGTGGAATTATTGTGTTACTAAACCAAAAGATCGAAAATGTAATTAAAGTCATTAAAGGAGATGCAGTTGTACTCGTAGTTGAAGATCAAACTTTGAAAGTAAGTTCAGGTAATAAAAGTGCAGATGATCTTAAGAAAATGGCTACAACCTTTTTCAAAACAGTGAATAATCTCACTGTTTAATATAAATAATTAAAAAACAAATAGGAGGAATAGGAATGGGATTTAAAAGTTTAAACGATGCTTATGAACATTTTAAGAGTCAAGGCGGTGGAGGTTCATTCTTTTCATTGAAGGATGATAAAGACGCTGCTGTCGTACGATTCTTACACGGAGACGAAGATGACATTGATTGGTACATTGTACACAATGTAGAGATTAACGGAAAGAGACGACACGTAAAATGTCCGGAGACGAGCGATTGCCCATTATGTAAGTCAGGCGACAAGCCAAAACTTCGAGTATTCTTGCAATTAGTAGATAAGCGAGATTCTGAGACTAAAGTATGGGAACGAGGACAAAACTTTATTCCAACTTTACTTTCATTTATTAATCGCTATGGTACGTTATGTGGCCAGCCAATTGAGATTGAGCGTCAAGGTAAAGCAGGAGATATGAAAACTCAATATCTTCTATACGCATTAGATAAAGACAATAAAACGTTAGACGACTTGCCAAAACGTGAAAACTTAGTAGGTGAAGATGGATTTATCTTAGATAAGAGCTTAGAAGATTTACAACAGATTGCAGACGGTACATTTACTCCAACTCAATCTAATCAATCTAATCAATCAGAGAAAAAAGAAGAACCTACAAAACGACGCACATCTGAGCCTAAATCTGGCGCTGACATTTTTTAATTAACTTACAAAAAGGTGGTGCTTAGGCATCACCTAATTATTTTTAAGGAGGAGAAAAACTTGGCGCAAAAATCTTTATTTGGAAATCTTCCTCAACTTGATAAGCAATCAAAAGAGTTGAACAAGAAAATAGCAAAAAAGGCAAATAGTCCTAAAGCTAAGAAAACAAAAACAGTAAGAAAAACATCGGGCAAAGATTCAAAAAGTAAACTAAAAGAAAAAATAGCAAGTATAGTTGCGTTAGCTAAAGAGAGTTTTGAAGGACAAGAAGATCTTTATCTATGTATAAGAACAGAAGAAGAGCTTTCAGAATACATTGATAAAATAAAAGAAAACGGATATGCAAGTTTAGATGTAGAATCTACAGGTTTAAATATATTAGGTGATGATTACTTAGTTGGAACCGTACTGCATACAGATGGAAAAAAATCTTGCTATATACCACATAAGCATACAGATTTAGATGGAAATGTTTTACCAGACCAACTTAGTTATGAAACAATGACTGAATACCTTAAACCTATTCTAGATATTGACTGGTACTTCCACAACGCTGATTTTGACATACGTACCACTAATCGTTGGCTAGACTTACCTGATTACTTACATGTAGGATGGGATACAATGTTAGGTGGGCATTACTTAAATGAAAACGAAAACCACGGTTTAAAGTATCTTTGGAATAAATATATAAATACAGATTCAACAAAGGAAGCGGATAAGTTTAGTGAACTATTCTCAGATGTTCCTTTTAATTATATTCCAATAGAGATTGCTTACCTATATGCAGCTAAAGATGGTTTAATGACAACTCAATTAACTAAATTCCAGCAACAGTTCTTAGACCCTAAACGAGAGTCATGTGAAGAAAAAGGTCTGAAAGAAGCAGGAACATTTTTTGTGAATGTAGAACTTCCGCTTATACGAGTTATCGCAAGCATGGAAGATAGAGGAGTTGGAATTGATAAAGAAGTATCAGATAAATTGTATAAAGAGTACACTGCAAAACTTGAAGAGGCCAATGAAAATCTTCAACAAGTTGTTAGAAATTTAGATACTTCAAAACTAGATCAGACAGCTAAAAATACAATTATGGGCGGAGTTAATTACAATTCAGCTAAACAAATGCAAACATTGTTATACAATGTATTGAAAATAAAATCTGTTGATAGAAAATCTCCTCGAGGAACTGGAGCAGGTATTTTAGAAAAAATAAAAGAATTACACCCTGAGCATGGTCAATTAGTCGATAGTGTATTAGAATGTAGAGGACTTAAAAAATTACTTAGTACGTATGTTGAAAAACTTCCTAGAGTTGTAAATGAACGTACAGGTAAATTGCATGGTTCATTTAATCAATATGGAGCAGTAACAGGCCGATTCAGTAGTAAGGATCCAAACTTACAAAACATACCATCTAAGAATAAAGAAATAAGAAAAATGTTTATTCCTACAGATGGCTATTATTTAATCGGAGGAGATTTCAGTTAATATCATGGCTGAATTAAAACCTCTTTAATTCATGGAAACCTAAGTCTGAAAAGATATGGCAATCATGAGCGAAGCCCTTAAAAGGGAACGTGCAGAGACTATCGAAACCGTAGATAAGGGAGTAGAGTAGGCTTCAAGTGAAGTCGAAACAGGAGGATTTTGGTTAAAAAACCAAAATAAGATATAGTCCGACACCAGTCGAAAGATTGGAGGCGTAACGAGCCTATAACGGTAAAGCAACAGGAGCCACGAGTACTTGCAGATATTATATCTAAGCAGTTAAAAGATAATAGTTTACGAGATGCTTATGCAGAAGGAAAAGATTTATACGCATGGATGGCCTCTACTATTTACAATAAACCTTATGAAAATTGTTTAGAATTCCACCCTGAAACAGGAGAGAAACAACCTGAGGGTGCAAAATTGAGAGGGTCCGTAAAAAGTATCGTATTAGGTCTTATGTATGGACGCTCAACGAATTCAGTAGCTGAGCAGTTAGGTGTAGCTAAAGAAGAAGCGCAACGATATACGGACTTAGTCTTTGAAACATTCCCAGGAATTAAAAACTTGATTGATGTATATAAAAAATTCGTAAGTGAAAATGGCTACATTCAAACAGTTTATGGTGTTAAGAGAAGATTACCTGACTACTTACTGCCTGAATATGAATTCATTGATTCATCTACAAAGCAACCTATCGAAGATGATACAGTAGTAAAGTACTACTTAACACGACTTCAAAACGCATGGGGTTCAGAATCTAATAAGGTAAAAAGAGATGCACAGAGTAAAGGTGTTAAAATACTAGAAAACCGAATGAAAATTGCAGATGCAGAACGTCAAATATTAAACTCAGTCATTCAAGGTTCATCAGCAAATATAACCAAAAAAGCTATGCTAGATATATTTAACGATAAAGAACTTAATGATCTAGGATTTAAGATATTATTAACTGTACACGATGAGGTTATCGGAGAAGCACCTAAAGAAAATGCAAAAAGAAGTGCTGAAAGATTATGTGAAGTAATGGTAAATTCAGTAAAAGATTTCATATCAGTTCCAATGTCTGTTGACGCAGAAATAAACGAGCGATGGTATGGTGAAAATATAGATCTTTAAAACTTTTATACATCACTTAAAAATATATAGTGATTTATTATATATTAATTACAATGTAAGAGGAGGTGAACTTATGAAGAAAAAAGCTATTGTGGTTTTTAGTGGAGGTCAAGAAAGTACAACCTGTTTATTTTGGGCACTTAAAAAGTTTGATGAAGTCGAGTTAGTAACATTTAACTACGGTCAAAGACATTCGCAAGAGATTTTAGTTGCTGAACGTATAGCTGAAGATCTAAAATTGACTCATAGAGTATTAGATGTTGAGCTATTAAACCAGCTTACAAAAACATCTCTAACACGCGAAATCGACATTGAACAAGAAGATGGTGAGTTGCCTAATACATTTGTACCAGGTAGAAACTTATTATTCTTATCATTAGCAGGTATCATTGCACAACAGAAAGGATTTACTGAATTGGTTACGGGGGTAAGCCAAACGGATTTCAGTGGATATCCTGATTGCAGAGAAGATTTTATTAAATCAATGCAAATGACGTTGAATCTAGCGATGGAAACATCTTTAACTATTCATACGCCTTTGATGCACATCGATAAAGAGCAGACATGGGAGTTAGCGGATCAATTAGGTGTATTTGAATACGTAAGAGATAATACCTTAACCTGTTACAATGGAATTATCGGAAAAGGATGCGGAGAGTGTCCATCATGTAAGTTAAGACAGAACGGATTAGAAAAATACGAACAAAGAAGAGGAGAATAAATAAATGTATATTTACTTGTCAAGCCTATTTGTAGGACTGTTAATACTAAGTAATATCATTTCAGTTAAACTATTTGAAGTCGGTGGATTCGTTTTACCTGCTGCGGCAATTGTTTATGTAGTGACTTATTTATTAACAGATGTAATCGGAGAAGTTTACGGAAAGAAAATGGCAATGAGAACTGTGAAAGCAGGTTTACTTGCTCAAATCATTGCATCAATTTTTATTTTAATTTCAATTTATTTACCACCAGCCGAACATTTTGGACTTCAGGCAGAGTACCAAACAATTTTAGCAGGAGGATTTAGAATCACGATTGCAAGTTTAACAGCGTATGTATCTAGCCAGTTTTTAGATGTCGGAATCTTTCATTACCTTAAGAAAAAGCATGGAACTAAAAAGTTATGGTTAAGAAATAATACGTCGACAATCGTCAGTCAACTCGTCGATACCGGCATTTTCATTATAATTGCGTTTATCGGAACAGTACCTACAAGCGTTTTAATTTCAATGATTGTAGTTCAATATATCTTTAAATTTATCGTAGCAGTAGCAGATACACCAATAACTTATTTACTTGTAAAATTAGCACGATCTAAAGGAGGAGAGGCACTGTGAGTTATAAATACGAGATCTCAAAAGAGTTTCATTTTAGCGCATCACATCAGCTAGAACATTTACCTTTAGATCACCAATGTGCAAGATTACACGGTCATAACTATATTGTAGTAGCAGTATTAGGTTCAAATGAACTAAATGAAGATGGTTTTGTAAGAGATTACGGTGAATTAAAACCATTGAAAAATTACATTGGTAGTGAACTTGACCACCGTCACTTAAATGAATTATTCGACTTCTACACAACAGCTGAGAATTTATCACGTCATTTATACGAGTGGTGTAAATCAAACGGGCTTGAGCAAGTTGTTGAAGTTAGAGTAAGTGAAACACCAAAAACATGGGCACGTTATCGAGGTGTTGAATAATGACGCAGAAGAAAAAACGTATGCCTATCATGGAGATTTTCGGACCTACAATCCAAGGTGAAGGGATGGTTATTGGTCGTAAAACTATGTTCGTAAGAACAGGCGGTTGCGATTATTCATGTGCATGGTGTGATAGCGCATTTACATGGAATGGTGAAGAAAAAGCAGAAATGAAAACAGGTGAGCAAGTTTACAATGAGTTAAAAGAAATTGGAAAAGATAATTTTGACCATGTTACTATAAGCGGAGGAAATCCTGCGCTTATAGGACAACCGATGGATGATTTAATTAACTTATTGAAAAATGATGGAATTGAAATTGGATTAGAAACTCAAGGATCATTCTTCAAAGAGTGGTTTTACGACATTGACGACTTAACGATATCACCAAAACCTCCAAGCTCAATGATGAAGACAGATTTTAATAAACTTGATGACATTATTGCTAAGCTAGACGTAAATGAAGTCAATTATACTCTAAAGGTAGTAGTATTTGATGACGCTGACTTTGAGTACGCAAAGATAATTAACGAACGTTATAAACCTAATATCTTTTATGTATCAGTAGGTAATAATGATGCACAAGAACAGGGAGATATTTCAGGTAGATTACTTCAAAAACTGGATTGGTTATGGGATAAGGTATTAGAAGATCCTGAGATGAATAATGCAAGACCATTTCCACAACTTCATACACTTGTATATGCGAACCGGAGAGGGGTATAACATTGATTGAAAAATTAACTAAAAAGCAGATTGAAAAATTAAAGTTATATAAAGAAGATGTAATGGATGAAAAAGAACTTCTTAACGACTCCCTTGAAGGCATTCAAAGTATGTTGCAATTATGTGGAGATGATCCTGGTCGAGATGGTTTAGAAGAAACTCCTTTTCGAGTAGTTAAAGCATTTTTAGAGTACACTGAAGGGTACAGAGAAGATCCTAAAAAACATCTTGAAAAAACATTTGACGTTGATCACGATGAAATGGTAATGGTTAAAGATATTGAATTCTTTTCTATGTGCGAACATCATTTAGCACCTTTTTATGGAGTAGCTCATGTAGCCTATATTCCTAGAAATCATATCACAGGCCTTTCAAAAATTGCTAGGGTGGTAGACGGGTACGCAAAGAGATTTCAAGTTCAAGAACGTTTAACAACTCAAATAGCAGAAGCTATTCAAGAAACATTAGACCCTATTGGAGTAGCCGTAGTTATTGAAGCTAAGCATATGTGCATGTGCTCACGAGGTGTAGGTAAGACAGGCGCATCTACAACGACATCATCGTTAAGAGGAGTATTTAAAACAGAACATGATGCACGAGCTGAATTCTTTAGCTTAATTAAATAAAAAACAATTAGGAGGAACATTAACATGAGTACAACAAGAAACGAGAAAGAGTTTGACACTGTATCACTTTTAGGTAATCAAAATACTAAATATAATTATGAATACGATCCTGATGTATTAGAAACATTTGATAATAAACATCCAGGTAACGACTATTTTGTTAAGTTTAACGTACCTGAGTTCACAAGTTTATGTCCGCAGACAGGGCAACCAGATTTTGCTACCATTTACATCAGCTATATTCCAGGAGAGAAAATGGTTGAGAGTAAATCGTTAAAGCTTTATTTATTTAGTTTCCGTAACCACGGAGATTTCCATGAAGATTGTGTAAACATTATTATGAAAGACTTAATTAAATTAATGAATCCTCGTTATATTGAGGTATGGGGTAAGTTTACACCACGTGGTGGAATTTCAATTGACCCTTACGCAAATTATGGTAAGCCAGGAACTAAATATGAACAAATGGCAACGCAACGATTAATCAACCACGATTTATATCCTGAAAAGGTAGATAATCGATAAAAAATAAATATATAAAAATAAAGGGCTCACTTAAAAATAGTGAGCTTTTTATTATATATCAATAAAAGGAGGATGAATTATGGGATTTAACTTATACTTCGCAGGTTCGCAAGCAAAAGAAGCTGACGATTTAATTGAAGAAAAGAACATGTTAAGGCTTCATAGTTACTTGCATGAAAAGAAACAGATTCAAAGACGAGCTGATAAAGGATTTAAAACGTTTGTAGATTCAGGAGCTTATTCAGCACATACTAAAGGAACTGAGATTGATGTAGACACTTATATTGAGTACGTTAATGCAATGGATGATAATATATCAATATTTGCTCAATTAGATAAGATTCCTGGAGAATTTAGAAAGCCAAAAACAAAAGAGCAGTTAAGAGATGCGCCTGAGCAATCATGGGAAAATTATCTGTACATGGTAGAGCGGGTAAAAAGTCCTGAAAAGTTATTACCTATTTTTCACCAAGGTGAAGACTTTAAACATTTAAAGCGTATCTTAGAGCATGAGCCGAAAGTTGAATATATGGGAATTAGCCCTGCCAACGACATGGCAACATCTGCTAAAGCAGTTTGGATTGAACGCTGTTTTGAAATAATTAAAAAAAGCAGTAACCCTAATATTAAAACTCACGCATTCGGAATGACAAGTTTAAAATATTTAGAACGTTTTCCATTTACAAGCGCAGACAGTACGTCATGGATAATGACTGCTGCAACAGGTGGAATTATGTCTAGTTATGGAATCATCACAGTAAGCGATAGAGCAACCAAAGACCCTAAGCATATCTTTAATATGCCTAACCATATGAGAGAAAAACTTAAAGAAGAAATTGAGTCATTAGGTTTTGATTTAAAGACATTAAGTGAAGATTATAAACAGCGCCTGCGCTGGAATATTACTTATCTTCATAATTGGGCAGAGAATTACGAGTACAAGCCAAGAAAATATAAGCAGAAGTCATTATTTTAGGAGGAGAATAAATGAAATTTAAGATTGGAACAGCAAAATTAAATGCTATTTTATCAAAAGTTCAAAAAGGAGTAGGTGGTTCTAACATTGTACCTATTACTGAATACCTACACTTAGAACTAGAAGATGGAACATTAAAATTAACATCAACAGACTTGAATAATTTTATGACTTATTCAGTAAGTGATATCGAAGGAGAAGACGGAGATGTTATTGTGAAAGCAATTGACTTAATCCGCCTTGTATCAAAAACAACTAAACCTGAAATGTCATTTAAAGCAACAGACAAAGCGTTTGAAGTTAAAGGTAATGGTAATTACAAAATTAATATCTTAGCTGACCATTCGTTCCCTATTTATGAGTTTGATGAAGATAGTAAATCTTATACAGTTAAAACATCAGACCTTAAAAACGTTTTACGTACAAACTATTCAGCTATCGCAAAAGAAATGTTGGTACCATGTTTAACAGGTTATAACTTATCTTCTAAATCTATTACGACTGATGGATTAAAGATGTGCATTAATGATGTTAAGATTGGAAACGAAGACTTGTTAATTCCTCAATCATTGGCTGATTTATTAGCAGTAATTGATAGTGAAGAGTTTACAGTACAAAAAGATGAAGATAATTTATTATTTAAAACAGATGCAATCACTATCTTCGGACCTGAGTTAGACGGTAAAGAAGAATATCCTGATGTTACAAGCATTTTAGACTTAGAACATCCTGCAAGTTGCGTTCTATCTAAAGCTGAATTACTAAGTGTATTAGACCGATTATCTATCTTTGTAGATGAGTTTGATAATCACAGCATTAAAATGACGTTTAATAAAGATTCAGTAGAAATTACAGATAGTAATGAAAACTCACTTGAAACTATTGAACCTAAATTAGCATCTGAATCAAACAGTGGTGTAACAGTTACGGTCAACTTGGTATTCTTAAAAGAGTTATTAGGAGCAATCAGTGAAGAAGATGTGACTGTTCATTATGGCGAAGGTATTCCTATTAAACTAACTGCTGAGAATTTAAACCTTGTATTGAGCATTATGGATGACGAAGATACGGAAGAGGAATAAAAATGGGCTTAAAGAATCTTGCTAAATTCATAAGTGAAGCAAATAAAGAAAAAACAGTTGAGCAGGATTTCCTATATCAGTTAAATGAAACAGTAGTCAAAAATCAGATTGATAATGGAAGAACGCCTTCTCAATCTTACAAACCAAGTAGCATGGGTGGTTGCATGCGTAACATGTATTATATTAAAACAGGTGCTGAAATGGATCCTCCAAGTATAGACCCGGAGGATTCAAGCGGTATTGGTATAATGGAAAGTGGTACAGACAGACATGAGCGCATACAGGACGCTGTTATGAAGATGAAAGGTTACGATAAAGATTTTGAATGGATAGACGCTGAAGATTATTTAAGAGATTGGCCGCAACCTGGGACTAAAGTTGTAAAACGACAAGGAAACGAAGTAAAGCTTTACAATGAAATATTAGAGTTATCATTTTTATGTGATGGTATTATACGACATAAAAAGACAGGTAAATTTTACGTATTAGAAATAAAGACAGAAGCTTCTTTTAAGTTTCAGGGAAGAACAGAGCCTGTCAATAAGCACATGTTTCAAGCAAGTGCATATGCCGCATGCTTAGGAATTGATGATGTAATATTCCTTTACGAAAACAGAGATTTCTGTAACAGGAAAGCATTTCATGTAGAAGTAACTGAGTTAGAAAAGTTTGAAAGAGTATTCAATGTTATAGAAACATGTAATACTTATATAGCTCTCGATAAGGTTCCTCCTATGACAACAAGCAAATCTGAATGTAAGTATTGTAAGTATAAGAAAATATGTGCTGCGACAGGACCTACTGAAAGTATCTGAGGTGAAAAGGATGGATAACTTGAGTATAAAAAAACATTTACATGCGTTAATAGACAACATGAAAGAAGATGATTTAATTTCAGCAGATGTGCAATACGGCTATGACGTTATTTTAGACGATGAAGGTTTTGAAAAACACGAGAAAAATAATACGTATCGTATTGTAATTGAAGTTAACGGAGGACCAAAAAGGGAAACATACTAAGGAGGAGAACAGATGGAAAAAAGATTAGACATTATGGTAGATTTAGAAACATTAGGATTAGGTGATGATGCCACAATTATTCAAATTGCAGCACTTGCATTTGATATTAATAACGGTGAAATCATTGATACGTTTGAAGCGTATGTAGATATTGCAAAAACTGAATTAAACGCTGATGGTTCTACAATCAAATGGTGGTTAGGAACAGACAAGGAGTTATTTACTGACTTAATTCTAAATGGTCAAGTTCCTTTAGAATCAGCATTAGAAGATTTCAGCTGCTGGATTAATGGTTTATCACAATCTGAAGATGATCCATTCTATAAAGATATTTTCTTATGGGGAAATGGAATCTTATTTGATAATGCTAAACTAAAAACTCAATTTGAAAAACATGATCAAGTGTATCCTATTTTCTATAGAAACGATAGAGATGTACGAACCATTTTAGAACTAGCAATGCATAAGTTAGGAATTAAAGAGAAGGAATTACGTGGTAAATTAGATAAACATTTAGAGTTGAAATATGAAGTAGGATTTATAAAACATGACGCTTTAGATGACGCACATTACCAGGTAGAGCTTGTAACATTCTGCTATAACATTTTAATGGGAAAGGATTTTGAATAATGACAGAAGTAAACAAACGAAAAGACGTATTAGATAAAGGTTATGTTATTTTACACGATACGTTAGGTACAGATTTAACTCCAGTTAATTCAGCTCGTGTATCATATAATAAGAAAAAAGATAAGTTAGACGAAAAAGATATCGGACTGATTAAATTTTTAGTTAGAGATAATCATACAAGTCCTTTCCGTCACGCAATGATTCAATTTGAAGTTTACGCTCCACTTATGGTCGCGAGGCAGTGGTGGAAATATATTGTAGGCAGTTCACATCAAGAAGGTATTGGAGATACAATGACTGCATGGAATGAATCAAGCCGTCGGTACATTACAGAAGAACCTACTTTTTACATTCCTCAACCTAACGAGTGGCGTAAAAAGCCTGCAAACTCAAAACAAGGAAGCGGAGAGAACTTTACTCCTGAAGAGTTAGGACTTGCATATACTGCAGAACTTGAAAAGTTTATTCAGCACGCAGAAGCTATCTATGAACGTGCATTAGGTATTGGAATAGCGCCGGAGCAAGCTCGTTTGTTTTTACCAGCCTATGGTATGTATGTAAGATGGTATTGGACCGCTTCGCTTCAGTCAGTTCTTCACTTCGTTGCACAACGTATCAAAGAAGATGCCCAATACGAGATTCAGGCGTATGCAAAAGAAGTGTTAGCATTGGTAGAAGATCAGTTTCCTAACGTGGTTAAGGTTTATAAAGAACAGGGGAAACTTTAAATGGGCGGACGTATGTCTAAACAAAAAGGTAATCGAGGCGAGCGAGAGTTTGCTAAACTTGTTAATGGTAAACGAGTACCACTTTCCGGAGCTGTGGAAGGTGCTGAGTTCTCAAATGATGTTATATTACCTAATGGATGGAAAGCGGAGGTCAAGCGCAGAAAACAACTTGAGAAGACGTTATACAGTTGGATATTAGACGAACGTGAAAAGCCTGATATTGTAGCGTTTAGAGGTGACCATATGCCGTGGGTTGTTTGCATGAAGTTTGAAAAGTTTAAGTATCTTTTAGAAAAAGAAAAAGAGGTTGAAAATCTAAAGCAAGTAATAAAAGACTTAGAAGGTGATTGAGTTGATAGAAGAATCCAAAGTAAGATCAATCAAGCATACAGTCGAGGAAAATAGTCAAGTACTTGAAAGAGTAGTAGACTCAATCGTTCAAAAGTATAATAAAGAGCTAGATGAAGAAGTAGAAAAAATAAAACTTCTTTTAGATGATAAAACAACTTTGGACGATAGTGAGATTGAACATCTTGTAATGCGCATTCCTGTTTTTATGTACTATGCAAGCAATGGTATTGAAACGTTAGGTGTTGAAAGTGATATGGCTAAAGCAGTTAAGTTAGACATTTATAATCAACGCTATATGGAATCATCAGGTACAATCAAAGATAAAGAAGCAAATGCATCTTATCTGACGTTAAATGAATCTATGATTGAAATAGCATTTCAACGTGCATATAAAAAACTTAAAACAAAACTAGAAATGGCTGAACATGTATTCAGCGGAGCTAAAAAAGTATTGACTAAACGCATGCAAGATACTGAAATGGTTATTAAAGATAAGTACAATTAGGAGGAGAACAATGAAAAAATTATTATTATCAATTATTATCGGATTATCATTACTATCAGGATGTGGACAGGAGCCAGAAGTAGAAAAAGCTATTTCTGCGACAGTAGAAAATCAAGTAGTTACCATAAGCGTACAAGAGGAGCAACTTGAAGTTGCATTTGTAGAAGATCAAACAGCTATGGATGTAATGAAGAATAACTTTGAACTAGAAGAAACAGATGGTTTTATCACGTCAATAAATGGACGAAAAGCAGATGAAAGCGAAAAAGAATTTTGGTCGTTTATTGTAAATGGTGAACCTGCGCAAGTTGGAGCAGGAAGTTATGAACTTAACGATGGTGACGAAATCTTATTTGAAATTGATACGTGGTAGGAGGGTTTAAAAATGTATGATGGAATATATATTGAAAATGCCGGTTCAATTCAGTTTAAACAGAGAGGTTTTGAAGTAGCTAAAGGCTGGGAAGATAAAGATATTAATTTACCTGCAAGACAGACAAAAGGCTCAGCAGGTTACGATTTTGAAAGCGCAGAAACAGTTACAGTTCCATCTATATGGAAACAACTATCAAAGCGTTTGGTTGCTAAGATAACTGAAATCGTAGTACCAGGTGGTACAAAAGACGATTTTGAGTTTGATGTAGATAAAGAAAAAGGTGAGATTTTTAAGCCTACGCTTGTTCATACAGGAGTAAAGGCTTATATGCCATATCAAGAAGTTCTATTAATGTACAATAGATCAAGCAACCCTATTAAAAAGGCGTTAATGCTAGGAAACGGAGTAGGCGTTGTAGACTCAGATTATTATGAAAATCCTGATAATGATGGTGAGATAATGTTCCAATTTATAAACTTTGGCATTACTGACATTACAATTAAAAAAGGTGAAAGAATAGGGCAAGGAATATTTAATTATTTCTTACTATCAGATAACGACAAGCCAGAAAAAACTTTACGAAAAGGTGGCCATGGATCAACAAATGAAAACAATTGATAAAGTAATTTCACAGACATTAGCCTATACATTTATCGCCATTTTATTCTTAGGAATGTTAGCATTAATGGGATTAACATTATACGGATTTATTCTAGTATGGGAGGTTCTATTTACATGAGTCAATTAGACCAAGTAATTAGCGATATAAATAAAAAGTACAAGACGGATTTAATTAAAAAAGGAAACGAATATACACCACTTCCTAAAATACCTTTTTCAAGTCCTCGTGCAAATTATTTAACATACGGAGGAGTTCCTATTGGAAAGTCTACTGAACTATTCGGGCCTGAAAGTGGTGGTAAAACTACCACCGCTATTGACTTAGTAGCAAATGCTCAAAGACTTTCATATAAGTTATGGAAAGATCGTTACGACGAGTTATCTAGTACACTTAAAGAGTTAAAAGAAAAAAATAATAAAAGTGATGCTAAGAAGATTAAAAAATACGAAGAGGAATTAACTGAACATGAATCAGTAGGTCCTAGAAAGGTCGTATATGTAGATGCAGAGAATACACTTGATGAAGAATGGGCAACGTTAAATGGAGTAGATATTGATAACCTTTATTTAATTAGACCTGAAGATCAAACAGCTGAAGAAGTTCTACAGATGATTATTGATTTGATTAAGTCTGGTGAGATTATTTTACTTGTATTAGATAGTGTTCCAATGTTAGTAGGTCAAAACGTATACGAAGAAGATATGAGTAAAAAATCATATGGTGGTATATCAGGACCATTATCTGAATTCTCTAGACGTATTTCAGCAGTTATTGCAAAAAATGAAACGGCCTTAGTTAGCATTAACCAAGTAAGAGAAGATATGGACAATCCATTTAATATCTACAAAACACCAGGCGGACGTGCATGGAAACATTTACACGGCTTACGCATCTATCTTAGAAAAGGTTCATTTATTGACGAGCGAAATAACGAACTAAAAAATAATGCAGAAGCACCTCACGGTAACTTAGTGAATATGCAGGTAATTAAAACTAAAGTAAGTAAGCCTGACCGTCGTATGGGATTCTATACTTTAAAATACAATGAAGGAATTGACTACTTAGCAGATACAGTTGATTTATCAGTCATGTATGATTTTGTAGTTAAAGCAGGCGCTTGGTATAAATTCATCGATGCAGATACGGGTGAAATATTAAGTGATGATAATGGAGAAGAGTTAAAGTTCCAAGGACGTGCATCACTATTAGAATACTTGAGAGAGCATGATGAATTATTCGAAGAGTTAAGAGATGCGCTTAATGCAAAAGCCAACGAAAAAGCCTAAGAAAAAACTTAGGCTTTTTTCTTTATTCTTTTTTACGAGATGGTTGACAACTATATAATATTAATGTATAATATAATTATAGTTAAGATAACAAAAAACAAAGGAGACGATTAACATGGAAAAAGAAATGAAAATGTACAAAAAAGGTTTAGAAAGCGACTTAGAGTTCTACATGGAACAGTTAGAAAAAGATTTAGATAGAGAAAAAGAAATCAAGGTTCTAAATCAAATCAAAGAGATTAAAGAAGAATTAAAAGATTTTGAATAAAAACAAAAAACAAAAAGGTGGAATTAGAATGAACTTAAAACAAGTAATCACAGTACAAAACTATTATACAAAGAACGATACAAGCGGAAACCTTAGAAGAATTTCAATTTTTACTTCAGTAGATACTGATAACAAACTTAATGAAACAGTTTCAAAAGAAGTCTATGGCCATACCAGTCTAAGACAGGTTGTAGAAAGACATCTTAAAGAACAAGTAACCGGTGAAAGAGATAAAGATTATCTTGTAGTAGAATTGCCGCCAGTTGAAGTACCTGTTAAGCAATATAAAGATCTGGTTAACAGGTAAGAGAATTAAATAAAAAGGCCTTGTAAAAAAGGCCTTTAATTTTGTCTAGAAGGAGGAGTAGAATGAAACCAAATAGATTCTATTCAGCTAAACAGGAAAAGAAGGTAGCTAAAAAGTTAGGAATGAAACAAACAAAAAACAGCGGTGCAACAGCCTTTGATAAAGGTGATGTAGCTGATGATGAGTTTTTAATTGAGTGTAAAACACTGACAAAGCCTCAGAAATCTCATTCAATTAAAAAGGAGTGGTTGAAAAAGAATGAAGAAGAAACGTTTGCAAGAGGAAAAGACTTCTCAGTATTAGCATTTGACTTTGGAGATGGAGATAACTATTATGCAATGAAAGAAAATGATTTTGCGCTTATGTTAGAGGCGTGGAGATACTATAAAGATAATATTTAGAAATAGATAAAAAGGCTGTATTACTTAAAAATATCAGCCTTTTTATTATATATTAATTAACAGATTAAATAAGGAGTTGAAATAATTGAGCGGTAGAAAAATGAATTATAGTCGTTTAAAATGCCCGCATCCTGAATGTGGACATGTATGTGATATACTTACTAAAGCTCACGTAAGAATGGAGCACGACATGGAACGTGATGAATTATTTGAACTATACGGAGAACCTATTCAATTAAGAGTGGATGGAAAAACATTATCAGAAAACTCAAGAATACGAACAATATCCGCAAAGCCTTTAAATGGTTAATTAAAAGGAGATGGAGAAATGTTTATAAAATTGACGCACACTGTTAGTAGTAAAAGCATTTACATCAATATAAATATGATGGAAGCAATAGATGGAAATTACAAAGGTTCGACAATAACAACGATTACTGATGCTTTTTATGAGCCGAACAGCTGGTCTAAATACGGATACGATGTTAAAGAAACGCCAGAACAAATAATCGAAATGATTGAGGAGATGAAG